TACACAGCGCTGCATCCCTCTCGGCTCGAGGTCGTCGTCTGGGTTGACGAAGACGATCCTCAGCTTCTGCCGTACTCGGCGCTCACGGCCGGCTCTCCGCAGATCGTCACGCTGAAGGGCCCACGGAGGCTTCTCTCAGAGTGCTGGAACGAGTGCGCGACGGCGGCGCGCGGCGAGATCCTGATGCAATGCGGCGACGATCTGACGTTCGGGACGAACGGCTGGGACCAAATGGTGCGCGACGCGTTCGCCGCTGTCCCCGATCGGATCGCGTTCGTGTACGGCGACGACCTGAGCCCGAACTTCCCGTATCTCGGGACGCACGGGTTCGTTCATCGCCGCTGGGTGGAGACGGTCGGCTATTTCGTGCCGCCCTTGTTCTCGAGCGACTGGAACGACGTGTGGCTGACGGAGGTGGCGCAGATGATCGGACGGGCGAAGCCGTTGCCGAAGATGGTGACGGAGCATCATCACTGGTCGTTCGGCAAGGCCGACCGTGACCAGACGCATGTGGAGCGTGAGGAGCGCGGCGAACGCGACGGCGTCGTGGAGTTGTTCAAGCGGACGCGGCCGGAGCGAGAGCGCGACGCGGAGAAGCTGCGGGCGGTGATGTCGTGAGCATCCCGACGTTCGAGGAGCGAGCGAAGTCGTGGTCGAGCCCGCCTGTTGACGACGTTGGCTACATCCCCGCAGAGGATCTGCTCGGGATGGGCGCAAACGAGTTCGACGAGACGATCCGCAAGATGTGGAAGGCGCGGTATCAGGGGTGGCGGAACTTCGAGAGCCGCTGGGTTGAGACGCTCGGGCTGATGACGACGGAGGGGAAGACGATCCTGGACTACGGGTGCGGGGTGGGGCTCGAGGGCGCGATCCTGTCGACGTTCGGGAACCATGTCGTCGTCGCCGATGTCTCGGAAGCGAATCTGGCGGTCGCGAGGCGCACCTTCCGGCTGTACGAGACGCCGCTCGCGATGACGGCGTTGATCAGGGAGGCGCCGCCGTTCATCACCGCGCCTCTGCCCGAGTTCGACGTGATCCACTGCAACGGCGTCCTGCACCACATCCCGGAGCCGGTCCCGGTCGTGGAGCAGATGGCGAAGTGGCTGAAGCCCGAAGGGGAGCTACGGCTGATGGTCTACTCGGATCAGGCGTGGCGGATCGCGACGGGGCTGCCGCTGCCGACCCGGCCGGTGGAACATCACGCGGCCGGCGCGCAGTTCTGGCAGCACTGGGATGCGGTCGGGGGCTACGCGGACTGGTACAACGCGGAGCGGCTCGAGGGGCGCTTCGGCCGGTGGTTCGAGATCCGGGAGTACCGGTATCTGACGCAGGACAACGCGTATCTCGGCGCCGTGCTGGTGAAGCGATGATCGGAACTCGTACCCGCCATCCATACCGCAGCACGGCGGAGGGATTCCGACTGCAAGAGGTCAAGATCACGCCCAACGCCGAGCGGTTCTGGGCCGTAGGGATCGGGTCTGGCGCCAGAGAGGCGCCAGAGGGCCGGCTTGTTCACCGCGTAGTGGGTGCGTGGAGATGTGACGTGCTTGGCAATCGACATGAGACGGCGTGCGGACGAGAACTTTCGTGGAATCTGGAGCGGTTCGAGTCGGTGGAGGAGATTCCCGCGATCTACAAACTCTGTCTCCGGTGCATCACGAAAGACGAGCAGGTCGAATGAAGGTCGGCTTCGTGGGGCTCGGGAAGCTCGGCCTGCCGGTCGCGCTCGCCGTCGAGGCGGCCGGCCACGAAGTCTGCGGCTGGGACGTCTCGCAGACCGTTCAGGACACGCTCCGCACCCGTCGGCTGCCGTACGTCGAGGAGGGCGCGCAGGAGCTTCTCGACGAGACGAAGATCACGCTGATGGAGCCAGAGATGCTGGAAGACTGGTCGGATCTGATCTTCGTGGCCGTGCAGACGCCGCATCAGCCGGAGTTCGAGGGGACGACACGACTACCGGATACGCGCGCTGACTTCGACTACGCGTACTTGGAGGACGCCGTCGCGAGCGTCTACGCCGCCGAATGCCCGGTCGTTGTGATCTCCACGGTGCTGCCGGGAACGATGGAGCGACTGGGCGTGAACCGCGCCGTGCTCTACAACCCGTTCTTCATCGCGATGGGCACCACCATTCCTGACTTCCGTGAGCCGGAGTTCGTGCTGATCGGGACCGACGGCGTCTGGCCGGGGCCGCTCGAGGATCTCTACGAGTCGATCCATCCGCCGAGCGTGTTTCGTTTCGTGACAACGATCCGTACGGCCGAGTTGACGAAGGTCGCCTACAACACGTTCATCGGTCTGAAGATCGCGTTCGCGAACACGATGATGGAGTTGTGCGAGAAGACCGGCGCGGACGTCGATGATCTCGTCGACGCGCTCTGCCTCGGGACGAAGCGGATCCTGTCGCCGGCCTACATGCGTGGCGGGATGGGTGACGGCGGAGGCTGCCATCCCCGTGACAACATCGCGCTGTCGTGGCTGGCGCGCGAGCACTCGTTGTCGTATGACCTGTTCGAGGCGCTGATGGAATGCCGCGAGCGGCAGACCGACTGGCTCGCGGGGATCGTCGCGAACGCGTCGGCTGGCTGGAGCACGGGTGTCCGCGACGAGGTCGAGATCCTCGGCAAGGCGTACAAGCAGGGGACGGCGCTCACCGTGGGCTCGCCCGCACTGCTGCTTGCGCACATGCTCGATGAGCGCGGGATCGAGTATCGTCACACCGACCCGTATGCGGATTCGCAGACAGAAGCCAGAGTCGACGACTGAGCCGGAGCCGCCGCGGCTCACGGTGAGCCCGGGCGTCGAGGCGATAGCGGCAGAGGTGCGGCGCAAGAAGATGCCGGCCTGGGGGCGTCCGCGTAAGCAGCTCGAGGACTGGCCGAAGCGCCGATGAAGATTCCGGGCTGGTGGGAGGCGCTGCTCCTCGCGGCCGCGGCGTGGCGGGTGTTCCAGCTGATCGCGCGCGACGACATTCTCGACCGGCCGCGCGCGAGACTCCTCCGGCTCGGTGACTGGAAGAAGGGCCAGAAGGTGCCGGAGGGCTACCGCGTCAAGTGGGCCGACTTCATCACCTGCCCGTACTGCGCTGGCTTCTGGATCTCGGTCGTGTGGTGGTCGGCATGGCAGATCACGGGCCACTGGACGCTCGTCGTCGCGGTCCCATTCGCTCTTTCGGCGGCGCTGGTCGCGATCGACAAACCGTTGCGGCCGGAGGACTGACCGCCAGCCCGTCTATCATCCGCGTCCATGTGCGGATGTCGGAAGGGCTCCAAGCTGCCGAAGACGCCTCCCGCGCCTCCCTCGAACGGCGGATAGCTAGGGACGCGTGTCGGCGCTACCACAGACACGGCCTCGTGGCGGTGTCCTGACCGCCTCTGCCCTTCGAGCCGGCGACCGCGACTCCGAGTACGCCGACCGCAAGGGCGCGACCTGGCAGGAACGGGCGCTCTCGTACATCGATCTCGTCCCGGAGATCAACTTCGCGTCACGGTTCTACGCGCGGATGCTGCGACAGGTGCGCTTCTACCCGGCGACGCTGATGTCGGACGGGACGCTCGAGGAGATCAAGGAGGGGCCGCCGGTCGAGCGCCTGGCCCAGATCCGCGATCCCGGCGGCGGACGGAGCGTCCTCCAGGGGCAGTACGGTCGCCTGATGTTCGCGACGGGCGAGGGCGGTCTTCTGGGACGCGATCTGACGACGCCGCAGGAGCGGTGGTCGTTCGTCTGGAGCGGCGAGGTGAAGGTCGAGAAGGGGCGGGACGGCCAGGTCACGAAGATCGTCCACATGCCGAACGGCGAGTCGGGGAAGAAGACCGAGTACGGGGCGAAACGGGCGGTCTTCTATCCGATGTGGACGCCGCACCCGAGGCTGTCGGGCGAGGCGGACTCACCGATGCGAGCGGTGCTCGACATCGCGGAGGAGCTGATCATCCTGACGAAGGCGGTTCGGGCCACAGCGGTGACGCGGCTGACGACGGACCCGCTGTTCATGCCGAGTGAGGCGTCCCCGGGCTCGGCGACCCCGGACGCAGACGACGACCCCGAGGAAGACCCGTTCGCGAGCGACCTCGGCGCGCACATGGATGCGCAGGTCGAGAACTTCGACGAGGCGTCTGCCCGATCGCCGCTGGTCGTGTGGATGCAGGGCGAGCTGATCGCGCAGGTGAAGACCGTCAAGCTGCACGATCCGGCGACCGACTATGTCGAGCGCGAGCTTCGCAAGGAGGCGATCGACCGTCTCGGGCTCGGGCTCGACATGCCCCCGGAGGCGCTCAGTGGCGTGGGGCAGTCGAACCACTGGTCGGCGATCCAGATCCTCGGCGACATGTGGAAGTCGCACGGGATCAACGTCGCGATGCAGTTCGCGAGCGACATCGCCGACGTGTATCTCCGTCCGGGGCTGCGGGACGACGGGTTCGAGGGCTGGGAGGACGTCGTCGTCGGTGTCGACGGATCCCAGGTGTCCGCGAAGGTCGACCGCGCGGACGACGCGAAGACCGGGATCGAGATGGGCGCGATCGGCCCGCGCGGATGGCGCAAGATGATGAACGTGCCTGACGACCTCGCGCCTGATGAGAGCGAGCAGGAGTGGATGCTCGAGCTGCGTGGGAAGACGCAGCCGGGGCAGGAAGGCTCGGCGGAGCCCTCGCAGGCGCAGGATGCGCCAGGGGCCCCGCCGCCGCCCGGCGCGAACGGGGACAGTGGCCGTCGCACGCGCGTCGTCGCCGCCGCGTTCCGGGAGATGGGTGCCGCCGAGTACGCGCTGCTGCGCTCGCGCGAGTTGGCCGGGATGCGCCTCCAGCAGAAGTCGGCGCTGCGCGCGCTGGCCGCGATCTGTCTGGACTGCGCGGAGCAGGCCGAGAAGGAGAAGTTGTCGGTCGTCGCCGCTGCGATCGGGCCGGATCGTCTCGCGCAGCTCGGGGTCGAGCCGATGGCGCTCGTGAAGGGTGGCGCCGATACGCTGCGCGAGCTTCTCGCTGGCTGGGGCTACCCGCCGGCGCAGGCGGAGGCGCTCGCGCAGATGGTCGAGACCTACGCCGCGCGTACGCTGTTCGAGCCGAAGGCTCCGGCGCTGCCGGCAGGGTTCGAGGTTCAGCTTGCGAAGACCCGTGAGTTCATCGACGACGTCGCAGCGTGACGAAGGAGGAGTGATGAGCCAGACAGCGGAGAGGGAGGCGGCCGAGCTGCTGGTGCGCTTCTTCAAGGACACGCATGACGAGTTCTCGGAGGGGTTCTCGTCGGCCCTCGGCGGAGAGCGTTCGTGGGAGGGCCCGCTCGGCTTCGAGGGGCTGACGACGAGCGACCGGCGCTACCTGATGCCGGGCGAGATCGGCGAGCGTGACCTTCCGCTGCCGCTCGCCGTGCAGACGGTGAGCGCGGAGGGCCACGAAGGCTCGCAGGTCGCGGGAAGGATCGAGTCGATCCGGCGGATCCCGATGAGCGAGTTCGATCGGGCGGAGGAGTTCGGCCTCGACGGCGTTCCCGACACCGCGACTGTGATCTTCGGTTCCGGGGTACTGGACGGATCGCCAGCCGCGGAGGAGGGCGCGCGGATGATCGAGAACGGCGCCGGCGTGTCGCTCGACATCACGCGCGACCGAATGGCGGTGCTCGACGAGAGCACGCTCGAGGAGATCCCCGAGGAGGAAGTCGACCTTGCGAAGGCCCTGTCGGGCGAGTACGTGACGGGGATCGGCGGCAAGATCGGGGGCGCGACGATCGTGATGATCTCGGCGTTCGAGCAGTCGGCAATCAGGTTCGTCGAGGACGGCGTGCTGGTCGCGTCGGCCGTGCACTTGAAGCTGGCGCCCGCGCCGGCGGTGCTGACCGCCGCTGCCACAGGGCCGAAGCCAGACCCGTCGTATTTCGCGAACCCGAACCTGAAGCGGCTCACACCGCTGACGATCACCGAGCCGCTCGCGGACGGCTACCGTCGCGTCTACGGCCACCTCGCGGACTGGTCCGGCTGCCACACCGGCTTCTCGAACATCTGCGTACCGCCGTTCCGCTCGACGACCGACTTCGCGTACTTCAACGTCGGCGAGATCGAGTGCGCCGATGGGGCGCTGATGCCGATAGGGAAGCTGATGTTCTCGATGGAGGACATCGGTCACGCCAACGAGAAGATCATCGACTGGCAGGCGGCGGCGAAGCACTACGACAAGGCCGCGAAGATCGGCGCGTTCGTTCGCGCCGGGTCGGACAGGTTCGGCACTTGGCTCGCTGGCGTGCTGCGCCCGGGTCTCACCGAGGACGAGGTGATGTATCTCCGCGCGAATCCACCTTCGGGTGACTGGCGGCCTATCCCGGGGAAGGGCAGCGAGCTGATCGCGGCGTTCTCGGTGCCTGTGCCGGGCTTCCCGATCCCTCGGGCTTTGGTCGCGTCGGCGGGCGTCGACGAGTTGACGATCATCACGGCGCCGCTGGTGATCGAGAAGCCGGGGCCGAAGGAGATCAGGCGCCGAATGGAGGTGCTCCGCGCGAGGCGCGAGGCGCTCACGGCGATGGAGTCGACTGCGGCCTTCGCGCTCGAAGGCGACGCCTTCAGGGACGTCTCGACGTCTGAGCGGAAGCGCCTCGCGAAGACCGGCGCGGCGATGCCCGACGGCTCCTTCCCGATCGCGAACTGCTCGGATGCGAAGAACGCCCGGCAGGCGATCGGGCGGACGTCGCCCGGCAAGCGCGACAGGGTGATGGCGCACATCCGTCGCCGCGAACGGTCGCTCGGCTGCGGTAGCGGCGACTGACCGAGATCCTGTATCGCGTCCAGACCGTCGCTGGACGCGAGGCGCCTCTCGCCCGGCTCTCCGGACGGCTTCCGGTCGGGCGAGAGGCCGTCATCGACCCTGATGCGGTGGAACCGAACCCCTGGCGCGGCTACCGCCGCTGCCTCGAGAATCTCGGCGACGCTTCGCACGTCGTCGTTCTCCAGGACGACACACTGGCGTGCCGTAACTTCGCGCAGGCGGTCGAGCAGATCGTTGCGGCGAGACCGTCGACGCTGACGAGCCTGTTCGTCGGCGGCCTGCGGAACTTCAACACGCGGGTCTTCATGCGCGCGCTCACGGCGAGGCGCTGCTGGGTGCAGCTCTATCCGATGCAGACCGCGTGCGTGATCCACGTCTGCGCGCTCGTCTGGCCAGCGCCTCTCGCCCGCGAGTTCCTCGACTGGACGACGACGAACGCGGTGCGTCTTCCGGGGCACCGAGGCGTGCCGAAGTCGGATGATGCGGTCGTCAGCTACTGGGCGAAGATGACCCGGCGGGAGGTGTGGGCGACCGTGCCATCGCTGGTCGAGCATCCCGACGACCAGCCCGTCGTAGCAGGTCATCGGAAGCGCGCCGACGGGGCCGACAAGGGACGTGTGGCGGTCCGCTGGATAGGCCCGGATGCAGATCCGCTGGAGATCGACTGGCGCACGGGTTGACGTAGCGACCGCGACCTCTGCTAGAAATCCGCGCAGCGAACTGGTGCGCTGCGCCTCTCGCAAGTCGGGTCCGCGGGACTCCGACGTGGATGGTCTCACGTCTGGAAAGGAGTCCCGCTGTGGCACGCACGACGAAGGATCCCGAGGCGCTCGCTCCCGCGCTTCCCGAGGACCTCACCGAGATGTCGGACGAGGACCTCTCGTCGCTTCTCAAGGAGCACGATGTCGCGGCGACGCTGATCGAGGATGGCGACGCCGAGTTCACGAAGGGCCTCGAGCCGGAGGAGATCCTGGCGCAGGGAGAGGTAGTCCTGGCGCAGATGGAGGCGATCGTCGCCGAGCAGAACGCTCGCGTCGAAGGCGCAAAGCAGTTCGACGAGAAGATCGGCACCCTCGCGGAGCGCAGGAAGGCGCTGCTCGGCGCGGAGGAGACGCCGGCCGAGGACGAGCCCGCACCGGAGGACGAGCCGGCACCGGAGGACGAGCCGGATGCACTCGCTGCTGCCGAGGTGACACCCGAGGACGAGCCCGACGACGAGCCCGAGGTCGAGGAGCCGAAGGCGAAGGAGGAGCTGGCGCCGACCGCGCCTGTCGTCCGTCTGCGCCGAAGCGCGCCGGCGACGCCCGCCGACCGCGACCGCGGAACCGCCGGGGCAGTGCTCACCGCTGCGGCCGGTGTCGACGGAGCCAGGGCCGGAGAAGTCATCTCCGACCCGATCCGATACGCACAGGCGGTCGCGAAGACCGCGCAGCGGCACGGGCGGGTCAACCACCACGCGGCAGGCACCGAGCAGCGTGTCCTGATCGCGTCGGCGGCGATCCCGTTTCCCGAGGAGCGCAAGCTCCACCCGACCGACTGGGACGCGAACGCGGACAAGCTCCGCGCCGTGATCCCGGGCACGATCCCGGGCGTCCCGGGGTTCGCGCTCACGCCCGAGGTGTTGACGGCGTCCGGCGGCCTGTGCGCCCCGCTCGAGCCGATCTACGCGATGCCGAACTTCGCGTCGGAGGCACGTCCGGTGCGTGACGCGCTTCCGTCGTTCCAGGCCGACCGCGGCGGCGTCAACGTGCCGACCGCGACCACGATCGGCGACATCACGTCGGCGATCACGGTGATCGAGGAGGAGGACGACGCCCTCGGCGGGACGTTCGCGACGAAGTCCTGCCAGGACCTCACCTGCCCGGCGTACACCGAGACGGCCGTCACGATCATCTCCCACTGCCGCGAGTACGGGAACCTCGTGTCGATGTCGTGGCCGGAGAAGATCGCACACGAGAACGCCCTCACGATGGCCGCGCACGCGCGGACGGCGGAGGGCTACCTCCTCGGCCGAATCCGGGCCCAGTCGGTGCTCGTCACGAACGGGGCCGAGACGCTGTCGGCGCTCGCGTATCTCGTCGACGGGATCGTCAAGGCGAAGTTCGGGATCCAGGGCCGGCTGCGGATGGACCCGAACGCGCGCTTCCGGGTGCTCGTGCCGTGGTGGCTGCCGGACTTCCTCGCACTCGACACGGTGCAGACGGTCGACGGCAACCGCTTCACGAGCAAGGCGGAGCTGGTCTCCTACCTCCGCTCGTTCGGCATCGAGCCGACGTTCTACCTCGACACGGCGGACGGCGGCACCACGTCGCAGCTGCCCGACGCGTCGCAGGCGGGAGCACCGACCGCGATGGACGGCCTCCCCGACAAGGTCGCCTGGGCGATCTTCCCCGAGGGCGCGTTCATCCACGTCGACATGGGCACGCTCGAGTTGGGGCTCGTCCGCGACTCGACGCTCAACTCGACGAACGACCACCAGCTGTTCGGGGAGTCGTTCGAGAACGTCGCGCGGCTCGCGCCGGCGCAGGCCGCGTGGTGGGTCGAGAGCGACATCTGCCCGGTCGGGATGCTGGCACCCGCCGGCACCGCCCGGACGTGCGAGTGATCTGACGGCAACTGGGGCGACCGGAAGGAGGACTGACAGATGAGCGTCACCGCAATCGGGCCGGCGTCCATCCTCGATGTCCCTCGTCCGGTCGCCCCACCGTACGGTCTGCTGTCCGTTCCCGGCGTGCTGGCCGCGGAGACCCGGGGCCGGTGGCTGAACGGAGTCAACACGTTCGGCTTCCCGGTGCAGGACACCTGGACGTGGGATCCGTGTTCGACGGGCACGTTCCGGGTGAAGTCGGAGGAGTCGGAGGTCAGCACCGAGCGGTTCGACGCGTTCGGGGTGGGCGCTTCGATCGCCTGCGGCACGCTCGGACTCCCCGACGACTTCCTCGCCCGGCTCGAGGCGTCCTTCGACGCGGTGCTGTCGAAGGCGGTCGAGAAGGCGATCTCGCAGGGCAGCGAGGTCACCACAAATCCGACGCTTGGCGACACGAACATGACCGTGCTGAACTCGGGCACGGCCGTGACGCCGGAGGAGGGCCTCGCGTGGCTGGAGAACGCCCTGCCGGGCGTGCGCGGGATCATCCACGCCGTCCCGGCGGTCGTCTCACGCTGGGGCTTCGACAAGCTGAAGACCGACGGTGATGCGATCTACACGCCGAACGGCAACTACGTCGCGGCCGGGGCGGGCTACATCGGCGCGCAGCCGACGGGCGAGAGCGCGCCGGGTGACACGGAGGCGTGGACGTTCGTGACAGCGGGGCTCGAGGTCAGGCTCTCCGACCGGCAGGTGCTGTCGTCGGACATCGCCGAGGCCCTTGATCGTTCGACGAACGACGTGGTGTACCGGGTCGAGGAGTTCGTCCTCGCGACCTGGGACAGCGCGCTCGCGCAGGCAGGCGTGCTCATCGACTGGAGTGTGACGTGAACCGACAGCGCCCGAAGGAGGTGCTCTGACATGTTCAACTGTGGCGTCTCTTTCGGCATCTGCGCCGTGAGGCTCACGAAGGTCAACGATGACGGGTCGGTGTCGAGTGACACGCCGAACTCGTACGTCAGCGACAAGGCAGTCTCGATCGGGGTCAACCCGAACGTCGAGGCCGGGGACACCTTCACGGTGCGCAACGGCTGCGGCTGCAAGATCGCGTCCAAGAAGTTTCCGGACACGTTCAACTGGTTCGAGTTCGCGTTCGTGCAGGCCGCGCTCGAGCCTGCGATGATCGCGTTCCTCCTCGGAGCGTCAACGATCGAGGACGGCGCCGACATCGTCGGTGCCGCGTTCCCGTCGGCGCTTGCTTGCGACGCGCAGTCGCCGGCGGTCGCGCTCGAGTTCTGGACGGAGCATCAGGTGGGCTCTGGGCTCGACGGCACCTACCCGTACTTCCACTGGGTCTTCCCGAAGACGAAGTGGCAGCTCGGCGACAACTCGTTCGAGGCGGGCCCTGCGCAGCCGTCGGTCAACGGCTTCTCGGAGACGAACCAGCAGTGGGGCGCTGGGCCGTACGGCGACGGGCCTCCCGACGACCAGGACATCCGCGAGGGCGGGTTCTGGGCGACGGACGTCGAGCCGCCGGCGGCGGACTGCATTGCCGCGGACGTGACGCCGTCGAGCTGAGGCCGACCGTGCAATGGGGCGGGGCGCGCCGCCCCGCCCCACACGGAGGTAGCTGATCGTGGCATCGCTTCGCATCTACAAGAGGCTCCAGGATCAGCGGGACGTCGATCCGAACGGGCTGCCGCACCTCGGGCTGCCTCGGTTCCATACCGATGTCAGCAAGTTCGTCGTCGAGACAGTCGGCGGCGGGGGTGGCGGGGGATCCTTCTCTCTCGGCGCCTCGAGCCTGGGCAATACGCTCGGTGACACGGGGATCACCGGCAGCAGGGTCGTGCTCGCCGGTATCGGCGCCGTCACGCTCTCACAGGCAACGGATGCCGATGGCGGCACGATCTCGATCTCCGCCGACAGTGCACCGAGCTTCTCGGCAGGAATCTCGGGGGGTAACACAGACGGCCAGACCGGCATCACCGGAACGCGCGTCGCGCTCGCGGGCGGCGCGAACATCACCCTCTCGGGCGCGACGGACGCGAACGGCGGCACCGTCTCCATCATCGGGCCGGCGACGGTCGCGCAGTCGGTTCAGACGCAGGATCGCTTCGACCTCACGGCTGCTGGCAACACGGCGGGCGCGCTTGCGCTCGTCTCGAGCGGGACGCTCACGCTCGCCGGCGGCAACTCGATCACAGTCAGCCAGAACGGCAACGCGATCACGATCAGCGGAGCGACGACGTCGCAGAGCGTCCAGACCCAGCCGATCCAGACGGGCATCTCGTCGATCGTCGCGTCGAACGCGACCTACACGTCAGGGTCTGTGCAGTTCACCGGCTCGGGGATCGTGACGATCCGTTCGTCCGCGAACCAGCGCGTCGTTGTGGATGCGAGTCAGAGCGTCCAGACACAGAGCCGCTTCAACCTGACGCTGGCAGGCAACACGTCCGGAGCCCTCGCCGACGTGTCGTCGGGCACGCTGACGCTCGCCGGCGGGAACAACATCACGCTCTCGCAGGCCGGCAACGCGATCACGATCTCGGGCCCGAATGCCGCGGGCGCGCAGACGGGGATCAGCGGGATCGCGAACTCGCAGACGACGTTCACCTCGGGGACCGTGTCCCTGAGCGAACTCGGCGCGATCACGATTCGCTCCACGACCGGCAACCAGCTCCAACTCTCCGTGGCGCCGCAGAGCGTGCAGCCCGAGACTCAGACGTTCCTGGGCGGGATCGCGGCTTCGGACACGACCTACACGTCTGGCACCGTCAGGTTCACCGGCGTCGGCGGCGGGATCACGGTCTCGAGCAACACGGGCCAGCGCGTCGACCTCTCCGTCGCGGCTCAGTCGGTTCAGCCTGGCGTTCAGAATCTCGTGGCGTCGAACACGACATTCTCGTCCGGGACGGTGAGCATCTCCGGGTTCGGCGATGTGACGGTCAACACCGCCGCAAACATCATCAGGATCAGCGCACCAGTCCAGACAGCCGAGAGTCAGTCGATCGGCATGTCGAACCTCGGGAACACGTCAGGCACGACCGGGATTGCCTCGGGGGCCCAGGTGCGGATGCTGTTTGCGGGCGGTAACAACGTGACGCTGTCCCAGTCCTTGAACGGTGCGTCTGGGACGATCTCGATCAGCGCCGGGAACCAGACCGTACAGACGCAGAACGTCGTTGACGTGAGCCTCTCGGGGAACACCGCCGGCGCGATGGCGCTGATCTCCTCCGGGACGATGACGCTGGCTGGCGGCAACAACATCACTGTGTCGCAGAACGGGAACGCCGTCACCATCAGTGGGCCGAGCGTTGGCGGGGCGCAGACGGGGATTAGCGGGATCATCGCGTCCGACGCGACCTACACCTCTGGCACCGTCCAGTTCACCGGGTCGAACATGATCACGGTGAAGTCCTCTGCGGGTCAGCGGGTGGTGATAGACGCGACGCAGTCCGTGCAGCCGGGGGTGCAGAACATCGTCGCGTCCGACGCGACGTTCTCATCGGGGACCGTCTCCATCTCCGGCTTCGGGGATGTGACCGTGAACACCGCCGCGAACCTGATTCGGGTCAGCGCCCCGGCGCAGACCGTGGAATCACAGTCGTTCGGGATGAGCAATCTCGGCAACACGTCCGGGACGACGGGCATCGCCTCGGGCGGCCAGGTTAGGTTCCTGCTCGCCGGCGGGAACAACATCACCCTCAGCCAGTCGATCAACGGAGCGAGTGGCACGATCACGATCTCGGCTCCGAACGCGGTCGCGCAGACGAACCAGACGCTCGGCATGTACGCCGTGCAGAACACGACGGCCCAGTCGTCCTCGACGACGATGGATGCGCGGACACTCTCGATCGCCGGCGACGGCGCTGTCAGCGTCGGCTACTCCGCAGGCTCGCTCCGTATCAGCGCGCCGACGCAGACCGGCACCCAGTTCAGCGCCGGCGTCTCAGGGGGCAACACCGCAGGGGACACGGGCACCGTGGCTGGTCGGCTCGTGCTCGCGGGCGGAGCGAACATCACGCTGTCCGGCTCCACGAACGGCGCCTCAGAGACGGTGTCGATCGTAGGTGGCGGAGGAGGATTCTCAGCGGGCGCCTCGAACCTGGGCAATACCGCCGGGGCCACTGGCGTTACGGGGACGCGGATCGTGCTTGTGGGCACGAACAACATCACGCTCAGTCAGACGACGGGCGCCGCCGGAGCGACGATCAGCATCTCCGGAGCTGGGGGTGGGGCCGGGCAGTTCTCAGCGGGTGTGTCGACGGGCGGCAACACGGCTGGAGCGACGGGCCTGACGGGTACGCAGCTCGTCTTGGTCGGAACGAACGCGATCTCGCTGTCGCAGACGACCGGGGCTAATGGCGGCACGGTCTCGATCGACGCCCCGGCGACATCGTCCCTGGTCGGTACGAACGGCGTGCAGATCAGCACGAACGGCTCCACGATCTCGGTGCAGCTGCCGTTCCGCACGCAGTTCTACCCCTTCAACGACATCCCGATCGTCACGGGGCAGCAGGGGCAAGGAACGCTGCACGTAGCACCGCTGCATTTCCCGAATATCCAGCACGACAGGCTGCTCCTGGGGATGCAGATCTCGAACGCCACGAACTCCTCGAACTCCATCACGATCAGCGCATGGGCTGGGATCTACTCTCGGAACGCGTCCTCGATCAGCCTGATCTCCTCGATCTCGACCTCGACGAACTTCACCGGGTCGGGCACCGCAGGTTCCTACTCGCTCTACGGCGGTCCGAAGTGGCTCTCCATCCCGTGGACGAACACGATTACGGAGGACGACTACTGGTTCGGGATCGTCATCCGCACCACGACAGGCGGAGGCGCGGGCCACACCGTCAGCCAGCTGTGCGTCAGCAAGTTCACGAACTCGGCCTGGTCAGGGCTCCTCGGTGCGGGCGCCAATGCCACCGACCAGTACCAGCTCGGCCTCGGTGTGTATAGCGCCTCGACGTCGGGGATTCCTGCCTCGATCGCGTTCACGCAGATCCAGGGTTCCGGCAGTATGGCGCTACGTGAGCCAGTCTTCCATCTCAGGAGCGGAACGGTATGAATGACGAGCCCACCATCATCATCGGCGGCGACATCCAACCCCGCCATCACGCGAAGCCGGCGAACACCCGGAAGCGGCTCAAGGAGGGAAAGGGATACCGCGACCTCTCTACCGTGATGGTCGTCCCGACGCGAGGAACGATCCCCGCGCGGGTTGTCCAGTCAATGATGGACATGATCCCGATGATGAATCAGCCGTTCGTCCGCATCTTCGTCGAGCGGATGGAGGTCGCGGCCGCCTACAACGCCGCGGTCGATCTGATCCTGAAACACCCGGCCCTCCAGAGCTTCCGGTACATGCTGACGTTCGAGGAGGACAACATGCCTCCGCCGGATGGACTGCACAGGTTGTACGAGTCGATCGACGAGTACGCGATCGTCGCGGGGCTCTACTACACGAAGGGTGAGAACGGCCAGCCGATGATCTACGGGGATCCAAAGGGGATCATGGGCTTCCAGCCGCAGGTGCCGAAGACGGGGCAGGTGCAGGAGTGCAACGGCACCGGCATGGGCTTCACACTGTTCGACATGAATCTCTTTCGCGACGAACGAATCCCGAGGCCGTGGTTCCAGACGCTGAACGAATGGACACCCGATGGGGGCGCGAGAGTGGGGACGCAGGACCTCTACTTCATGGGGAACGCGCGACGAGCCGGCTATCGGATCGCCTCCGACAACCGAGTGAAGGTAGGTCACTATGACGCGCAGAACAGGATCGTCTGGTAGAAAGCTCGTCCTTGCCGCGCTCGCGGCCCTACTCCTGCTAGGAGTATCCGGGGCGGTGGGCGCGAGTGAGTTCGCCCTGACCGTCGTCAGTCAGACGGGCAGTACGATCACGTTCAGCTATCCAGCGCAGAGCGGCTACGGCTACCTCTACTCCGCGAACGGCGTCTTGGTGTCCCGCACCAACGACGCCTCCAAGACGTCTGTCAAGTTCTCTAAGAACACCGCGAACTCATACGACGTCGACTCGCTGGTGAAGGGTGCGAACGGGCATTGCTGCACCACGCCGCCTCCGCCTCCGCCTCCGCCTCCGCCTCCGCCTCCCCCCGGCTCTTGGCCGGACGCGACGAACACAGGCACACCGCCAGGGGTGACCCTTCATTCGTGCAGCTCCACGATCAACACCACCGGGACGTATGACGCCTGCCAGTTCGCGGGGCCGGTGATCGTCAACGCCAGCAACGTGAAGATCACGCGCAGCCTGATCCTCGGTCCCGTGCGGCCGTCGGACAATCAGACCGGCCTGGTGATCTCAGACACGACGATCAACTGCAACTGCCTCTCCACGAGCGACGATGACACGCCTATCGCGATCCTCGAGAACAACTACACGCTGCTGCGCGTCAACATCTACAACGCGGGCCACGGGGCCGGAGTCAAGAACAACGTCCTGATCCAGGACTCGTACATCCACGGCCTCGGGAACAACAACCAGGCGCACAAGGACGGGATCTTCATCGGTGACGGCCACGGGTCACGGATCATCCACAACAACGTGGAGTGCAACGACGGCCCGGCGCGAGGCTGCACCGCTGCCATCGGCATCTTCGACGACTTCAGCAACGTCTACGACTTCGTCATCGACGGGAACCTCTTGAACACCGGGGGCGCTTACTGCTTCTACGGGTCAGGGGGGCCGTCCAAGCCGTTCCACAGCTACAACATCACGTTCACGAACAACCACTTCGGCCGTAAGTTCGAGCCTGACTGTGGTGTGCTCGGTCCCGTCACGTACTGGGACTCGTCTCAGCCGGGCATGGTGTGGAGCGGCAACGTGTGGGACGACACCGGCCAGATCGTGAACCCCGTCTACTAGATGCCGATCGGGACGCCCACTACGCTGGGGACGAACGCCAACGGCGCAGGGACCAGCGGCACCTTGACCACCTCGGCGGTCGTCCCCAGCGGGGCGCTCGCCGGGCTGTGCATCGGCTGGGGCGTGGCAGCCGCCGCGACGATCACCAGCATCAGCGGCGGCGGTCTCACATGGACGGTTGACCATTCGCAGCCGTTCAATGGGGCGATCAACTGGGGATTCGCCGTCGCTAGCGCCCAGGCTCCCGCTGGGCTGGCGGCGAGCACCGTGATCACCGTCAACATGACTGGCGGCGGCGTGCTCGGGCTGCTGATCGGCGGCTGGTACTGCACCGGCCTTGACACAGGTGCCCCGGTTGACGTTCACACCGGGCAGAATCAGACCGCCGATCCGTGGTCGACAGGCAACGTCTCGACCACCGTCGCCGACACTCTCGTGATCGGCGGCTCGTTCCGGAATGGACAGGGCACTAACACGCCCTCCGGTGGCGCGAACGAGCTTCAGGACTTCCAGTACGCCACAGAGCAGTGGTCACAGTGCACGGAATACAAGATCCTCTCGGCAGCTGGCAGCGTCAGCCTCGACGGGACCTGGAACGCACCGGCAGGCACGCCCGATGTGGCGGCGGCTCTCGTCGCCTACAAGGCCGCGCCCGCCGGAGCGGACACCGGGCTTGCCTGGATCAAGGCGTAAGACCTGGTCAGGGCGTGCTGGATCGTGTAGGGTCTCGCGCGGGTGGCTGTCCTAAGACTTGATCTCGGCGCGGGCGCGCGACCGACTCCAGGCTTCAAGGCCGTCGACATCACGGGTGAGCCTGACTTCCTCGTCGACCTGTTCCAGTATCCGTGGCCGTTCAAGGATCGCTCGGTCAGCGAGGTCGTGTCGAACCACCTGATCGAGCACATCCCGCACTACCGACCCGAGTACGCCGGCGTCGACGGCTTCTGGATGTTCTTCAACGAACTCCACAGGATCATGCGGAAGGGCGGCAAGGTCACGCTCACCTGTCCGTACGCGAAAGCAGACCGGGGATTCTGGGATCCGTCGCACACCAGATACATCCACGAGGTCAACTTCTATTACCTGAGCCCGGAATGGCTCGAGGCGCAGGGGCTTTCGCACTACCCGATCACCGCGAACTTCGAGGTCGTCACGATTGACGGGATGGGCGTGCCGGAGGAGATCATGAACCGGAATGCGGAGATGCAGGCGCAGGCGCGCTCGTTCTACTGGAACGCGGTCACGGATCTGTCGATCCAGTTGAAAGCCGTGAAGTGAGCGAGCGCACCGTCGGCGGAGGTCGCGACCTACCTGTCTGAGAGAATGCGCGCGTGGATGTAGAGGCGTCTGCGCCGTTCGAGGCCGTCTACGGCCCTGATCCTGACGCGGTGGTCGGCACGATCGCCGCGGCGATCATCGACAACCAGGGCAACGTCGTTCTCGGGCCGACGACCGCCGGCATCGCCGAGAACGAGGTGGCTTCGATCCCGACGGGGATCTTCACCTGGAGCGTAGGCGCGGCGCCGGCCGATCTCGGGCAATACACGATCGTCTGGTCGCCGGACGGCACCTGGGACCCGGACACGAACTCGACGCCGGACGATCTTGTCGTCGTCGCGCCTGGTTCGCTGCCGAGCCCGATTCCGACGCCGTCGGAGGGTGGGGCCGCGTTTGGACCGGCGACGTCGTGGGTGACGGCAGACGAGATCGCCGACTGCTGCGGGTTGACGGGCACGACCGACCCTGATGTGCTCCAGCCGTACGGCGACACGGCCTCGCAGCTGCTGTTCCTGAACTCGGGTCGTCTGTTCTACGGGCTGTCGTCGAAGACGGTGCGTCCGCTGTGCCGTCCGAACTGTCCGTGCGGCCAGGTGCTGTCCCGCGGCCACATCGTCGCCCCGCCGCGCTGGGACTGGTGGGGCCTCTGCGAGGGGCCATGCGATCCGTCACGCGTGCTGCTCTCCGGCTATCCGGTGCGTCAGGTCACGCAGGTGAAGATCGACGGCGCAGTGATCGACGAGGACGGTTACCGGCTCGAGCGGATGCGGTGGCTTGTCCGGAAGGGAGGTGACCGCTGGCCGGCCTGTCAGAACATGGGGCTCGACGACACCGAGGAGGGGACGTGGTCGGTCGCCTACACGTTCGGGCAGGCGCCGCCGCTCGCGGGGGTCGAGGCGGCGAAGGAGCTTGCGTGCGAGCTGTACCGTTCGTGCAACGGCGATGAGGACTGCGCGATCCCGCAGGGCGCGGTGCGCGTCACGCGCGCCGGCATCACGATCGAGCGCGGTGTGTTGCGGCGCGACCCGGTGACGAAGGCGTGGAAGACGGGGATGCTGAAGGTCGACCTGTTCCTGAACGCGGTGAACCCGAACGGGCTGCTGCGGCGTCCGATGGTCTGGAGTTCCGCGTCGAGGATGCGCATGGCGAGGAAGGTCGCCTGATGGCGGTGCTACTGAACGAGGCGGGTCTGAAGCTGCTGCTGGAAAGCGAGCAGGGCCCGGTGGGGCAGGACCTTCGCCGTCGGGCGGAGCAGGTCGCCGCGCTTGCGAGCGACAACGCGTCGGGCGAGATCATCGGGATTCGCAGCGGCGACCTTCACTCTGAGATTCGCTACGAGCTTCGCGAGAGCGGCGAGGGGCTCGAGGCGGTCGTTCTCACGGACGCGGAGCACGGCGGCTTCTTCTACCCGGCGTTTCACGACCAGAACGGCCGTCCGTGGCTGACGTCGGCGCTGCGGGACGGGTTCGACGCGTAGATGGCCGGGACTGGCCCCGGCGACCTGGATCTCGTCGCGCTGGACTTCCTGACCGCCGCGGCGACGGTGCTCGACACGATCCCGACGTACGACGGACTCGAAACGCTGAAAGGGGCGCCGGAGCGGCGCTACCTGTCTCCCGGGAAGCCGTTTCCCGACTGCGACCAGCTCACGGTGTACGTCCCGCGGGTCGGGGAGGACGCGACGCGGCCGACGGGGCTCGGCGCAGGCACTCGCCACAAGCAGGAGTTCCGCGCGAACATCGTGACGTTCGTGGTCACGCTGTACCGCTGCGTCCCGAAGATCGGCTCCGACCTGAAGGCGCCGCGGACGGACGCGCAGGAAGCGGCGGACGCCCAGTTGAACGCGGACGCGTGGGCGCTATGGAACGGACTGTGGAATAGGCTGCGCTCAGGCGAGCTTCGGCCGCGCTGCTCGCTGGTCTACATGGACAGCCTCGCGGCGCTGCCGAACAGCGGCGGCTACGGCGGCTGGGAGCTGACGCTCCGCGCGCAGGTCGAGGGGTACGAGCAGGCAGTAGAGGAAGCCGCCGGCAGCTAGCCGGACCGGACGAAGGAGGAGATGGTGGAGGAGTTCTCGAAGCTGATGATCCCGACGGACGATCGCGCGTTCGAGATCGGTGGGGAGGTGTTTCACTGGGTCACGCCGTACTGGGAGGATCTCGCCGTGATCTACGACGAGGACACGGTGGCGACCCAGAGGGCGCTCGAGCGGCTCGAGGCGGAAGCCGAGGGCAAGTCGAACGGCGACACGGGCCCGTCGATGCGCGAGAACATCGAGCGCACACAGCAGCGGATCGCGTTGTTCTTGCCCGCGGACGAGAAGGCGAAGTGGAAGAAGCTCTGCGGCCGGAAGACCGACCCGATCCCGCTGTTCATGTTCGGCAGGCTCTACACGTACCTGATGGAGGTCGCGACCGGCCGCCCTACCTCACCGCCCTCGCTGTCGGCGGGTGGGGGTGGGAACGGCGAAGCATCATCGCAGGCCGCATCACCCTCGCGGGCGGGGACCCGAGGCAAGTGAGCCTCGTCGCCTTCCTCGACGCCGCGACGACGCTCCTGTTCGAGGAGTTCCAGCGGGTCGGCCTCGGAGCCTTCGAGGCGTTCGATCGGGTGCGCGAGTGGGCGGCGGGGACGGTGGGAGGACTCGGCCTGCTGGACGATGCGCCTGCCGAACAGCCAGTGGAGCGGGTGCCGTCGGCGGCTGAGAACCAGCGGTCGATGCAGGAGTTCATGTCGCGGCTCGCGGGGGTCGGAGGGATGCCCGGCTGATGTCGGAGTTCCTCGCCGAAGCACAGGTTCTGATCACCCCGAACACGGCGGGTTTCCGGGCCGCGCTCGAAGCAGAGTTGCTCGCGGCGACTCGCGGGCTCGCCGTGTCGATCCCTGTGTCGGCGGCGACGATCGCGGGGCCGCAGCTGGCGGCGCAGACGGCGGCGGTGCGGCAGGCGTCGACACAGCTAGAGGCCCTTGCGGCGGGACAGACCGCCACCGCGACCGCGACCGCGACCGCGACACGAGCGTCGACGGCACGCACCGCCGCGGCGCGTCTCGAGGCTTCCGCAGCGACCAAGCTCGCCGTTTCGCAGGAGGAGGTGCTGAACGCCACCACGTCCCTCGGCGCTGCGCAGGTGACGGCGACGCGAAGCGCGGCGGCGCTCGCTGCCGCCCGTCGCGCTGAGGCTGCCCTGACTCGCAAGGACAGCGCGGCCACGGCGCAGGCAGTCGTCAACACGCTCGCGCTCGCGGAGGCACAGAACACGCAGGCGGCTGCCGCACTGAAGGCTGCGGGTGCGACCGAGGCACACGCGGCCTCCATGTCATTCCTGAGCCGCGGCGCGGGCGCGACGGGCCTCTCGATGCTGGGCGTGCGGGGGGCGACGCTCGCGGCGAACAGCGCGTTTCTCGCGGGAGCCGCGGCTGCCGTCGCGTTCGCGAAGTCGATCCAGTTGGCGACGCAGTTCAGCCAGGAACTCAACGTCTTCAAGGTCACCGTCGGAGCGACCGCGGACGAAATGGCGCGCGTGAGCGCCGAGGCCCGCAAGCTCGGTCGCGATGTCAGCCTGCCGGGCGTCTCCGCGCAGGACGCCGCAGAAGCGATGACCGAGCTGGCGAAGGCGGGCCTGTCGGTGCAGGATTCGATCGACGGCGCCCGCGGCGTGCTCCAACTCGCGACGGCCGCCCAACTCTCCAATGCGGATGCGACACAGCTCGCGTCGGGCGCACTCAACGCGTTCGGCCTGTCCGGCGACCAAGCGGTGCATGTCGCCGATCTCCTCGCGAACGCCGCGAACAACGCGCAGGGCGGCATCGAGGACATGGGGCTCGCGCTTCGACAGTCCGCCGCTGTCGCCCGCCAGGTCGGCTTCTCGATCGAAGACACCGTCGCACTGCTGACGCTGCTCGCCCGCAACGGCTTGCAGGGCTCCGACGCAGGCACCGCGCTGCGCACGTCCCTGATTCGGCTGATCAACCCGACGAAGGAAGCGCGCAACATCCTGGCCGACCTGAACATCCAACTTCGCGACCAGGCCGGCAACCTCCGCCCAGAGGTGTTCGCCGAGTTCGCCGCGGCGACCGCGAACCTCACGAAGGCGCAGCAGGACGCGCGTGCTGCGATTGTGTTCGGCCAGGACGCGATCCGTGCTGAGGCGATCCTCGGCCGCGAGGGGGCGAAGGGCCTCGACGCGATGCGTTTGTCGCTCGATAAGCAGGGCACCGCTGCGAAGGTCGCGGCGGCCCGGATGACCGGACTCGCGGGCGAGACCGCCTCGTTACAGAACAACCTCCAGGATCTCGGCCTCACCATCGGGAACGTCGCTGTTCCTGTGCTCGGCTCGTTCGTGCGCGGCCTGGACGACATCGTCAAGGGCGCCGGGTTAGCCGTAGACGGCGTCAAGGCGTTCAACGACCGGATCTCGGGCGGGGGCGACTTCAACGCCGCGGACGCCGGACTCGGGAAGCTGACGGCGAGACTCGCCGAGGTCAGCGCCGAGCGGGCGAAGTTCACACAGGACGGTCACTTCATTCCGCCCGCTTTCGATCAGGAGACCGCTGATCTCACCAAGCGCATCGTCGAGTTGGCGAAGGCGGCGCAGGCGACCGGGAACTCAAACGCGATCGACGCTTTGTTCGACGCGTTCAAGAGGTCGTCGCCAGAGGTGAAGGCCGCGCTCAAGGACAACGTGATCACCCCGCTCGAGGCCGTGGAGTTGAGAGCGACCTCGGTCGGCCGCGCGTTCTTGAAGATCGCTCCGAGAAAGATGTTCGTCGGACTGGGCGCAGCGATGCGATCGGGCATCGAGGACGCCGGCGCAGCTGCGAAGGTAGCCGTCGCGGATACTGGACCGGAGATCGCGTCCGCAGTCGAGGACTCGGGACGCGCCGCAGTGGTAGCGGCTCGCCAACTCGGCGCGGACATGGGCGAGGCGCTGAAGACTTCGATCACTGATGCTATCGGAAAGGGCGCATCCGCGGTCGGCCCAGCGATCTCCGACCTACAACTCGCGCTGGCGCAGGCAAGTGGCAATCAGGGAGAGGAACTCTCGGTTCTTCGCGCCCGGCAGAAGCGACAACAGGCGTTCCTCAACGCGGTACTAGGTCGCGAGCAGACGCCGAAGAACGTCGCTCTGGCAGAGAAGGCCGCGCAGAACCTGAAGAACACGAACGACGCTATCGAGAGCATTCAGAACCAGATGACCGCCGAGCAGCAGAAGGCCGCCAGTGACACCGAGGCACGGCAGACGAAGCTCCAGAACGCACGAGATAGGGCCGACCAGGCGTTCATCGACGGCATCTCCGGGAAACTGGCCGGGATCGACAACCGCATCCTCGCCGCGGAGACGAAAGACGCGCTCGCGCAGCAGATCCGGCTGGAGAAGGTCAAGCGGGACGCGCTGATCGAGTCGATCTCGCAGGTGCGCCAGACGGTGAAGAACGCGAAGGACCGCGCCACCGAACTCCGGTCGCTGACCGCCGAGCTGATCCGCACGAACGGAGAGATCACGAGCCTCACGAAGGAGCAGCGCGAGTCGGAGGAGAAGCGGCTCGAGGACGCGCGCAACGCGATCACCGAGAAGCTGGCGAAGCAGACCCAGCTGGCCGAGCTTCGCGGTGATGACCAGGCCGAACTCGCCGCGATCAACCGCCAGATCAAGGACGCGCAGAAGCGCGTTGCGGCCGCGAAGAAGGCGAAGAAGGGCGTCCTCGATGAGCAGATCGCGCTCCAGCAGCTGATCAACCAGCGCAAGGAACTGATCAAGAAGATCCGTGGTGACAGCGGCAGCGGCAGCGACGCGACGGGGGGAACGACCCTTGCCGACCTGTTCCGGGAGCAGCAGCGGATCTCGAACCAGGCATCTACGGTCGGCCGCAGGCCGCAGGATCTGACGACGTCCGCGGCCAACGCGGGGATCCGCGGGCTCGTTGAGCAGCGCCTCACGTTGAGGGACGATCGGCAGTCGTCGGCGGAGCGCGCAGCGGAGAAGCAGGCGGCAGCGACCGACAGGCTGATCAACAGCCTCGATCTGCTGCGCGAGACGATCGTGTCTGGCGGGAACCGCTCGACCGCGGTCGCCCGTCGAGGCACCGGGTTTGGCGAGGCCGTCAACGAGCACCTCCGCTACGTGCACGCGACGACCGCTCGGAAGCTGGTCGAGGAGTCGACGTGACCGACTACTGCTGCGAATACAGCGTCGGGGCGAGCCTGAAGATGAACGAGTCGGGGGCTGACACGCTGATCCCTCGCGAAATCACAGGGCTCGACGGGAGGCCGATACGGCGGACGGTTCTTCCGAAGGGTGCTACGGACGGAGGGATCGTCCAGACGGCACGGTTCGGGCCGCGGCTGATCAACGTGTCGGGTGACTTCCTGATCCAGGCGGCAGACGGCACGATCGTCACGCCGGCCGAGGATCTCACGACCTACCTGACCCGGGTGATGACCCTGTCGGCCGCGTGGGAGTCGGGGCTCGAGGCGCTGCTCAACACGAACTTCACGCTCGGCTACACGCCGACGGGGCAGAGCGCCGCCAGCAAGACGTGTCGGTACGGATACGAAGGTGCGGAGTGGCAGACCGACTGGCCGGATCGCACGCAGCCGTACACGTTCTCTTTCGGGCTGATCTGCTATTCGGGCTGATGCGCGCATTCTTCGATTCCGACGAGATCACCGACGTCTGCCAGCGCATCACGCGGAAGCCGTCGCTGAACGGCATCTGGTCGGCGGAGGTGCTGCTGCCCTCGAGCGAAATGCCGGCGATCACGAAGGGCGTCACCGAGTTGATCGTCACGGACAGCGCCGGAACGACCGAGCTGCACGTCGGGCGCGCGTATTTCGGCGAGGACGACGGGGACGCGGACTCGAAGAACATCACGGTGACGAGTCAGGATCCGCGCGCCTTCTGGGATCGTAAGCAGGTGATGGACCCAGACGGCGACTTCTCCGACCCGTCGATCATCCAGGACAACGAGAACGCTGTGGACATCATGGCCGCCGCGATCAACAACTCGATCGCGAACGACGGCGCGATGGACGTGACGGTGGGAACGACCGAGGGCGGCGGTGTGCCGCTCGTGGGTTACAAGCCGGTCGACTGGCCGATGACGATCAAGGATCTCTGGGAGCTGCTCGTCGAGACCGGGGAACTCGACACGGTGCTGAACCCCGCGTCGGGTGGAGCGAGCACCGTCGATCTCTACAACGGCGACTTCGGCGCCGACCTGTCGGGCTCCGTCCAGTTCGATTACGGCACCGGCGCGTTCAACTGCACCGGGGCGAAATACACCTGGGACATGGCGCCCGTCATCACGCGACTGCGGCTGCTGCTCGGGCCGAAGCGCCCGCAGTTCGACGGCGACATCCAGCACTGGGCCGGCGACGTGCAGAAAGACGATCCCGGACTGCCTGATCCTCCTCAGACTGCGATCGACGCGCTGATCGCGGCCGGCGAGGCGGCCTGGGGACTTCTGCGCGAGGTTCGCGTCGACGACTCAGAAGGTGACGAGAACGACCTCCGCGACCTGTACGAACGGCTGTGGCAGTCGGAGATGATCATCCGGCTCGTTCCGCGTAGGCTGTTGAACGTGACCCCCGAGCCCGGCATCCTCCCGACGTTCGTGTGCGGCGACATCATCGGGGTGGCCGCCGTGCTGTCGGAGTCCCTGTCGGGCGCCCAGCGCGTCTACGACATGACGATCGACCAGGACCCGGAAGGCAACGAGACGATCTCGCAGCTGGTCGTGAGCGCCGACCAGGAGACCTGATGCGTCGGCTGACGTACGACAGCCTGGGGCGCAGGCACATGAAACTCGCCGGCCGCGTGCGGCAGGAGCGGCAGAAGCCGAACCTCCGCGGGTTCAAGGTCTACGTAGGCACGTTCGTCGCGGTGGACGACCCTGGCAACGATCCGTACTTCCCCGCCGCCACTCCTCCGATCAGCACGTCCCCGTCGTCGCCGCCGTTCCTCAACGGGTTCGGTTACGTCGACCCGCTGTGGTTCGCGCACGGCCTCGACGGCGAGACCGACATGGGCGGCAGCTACGACCTCGTCACAGGCTCGCCCGTGAACGGGACGGTCGCGTGGGTGTGCCCCTCGGAGTGGCGCTCCGGCCTGGAGATCCTCTCGATCTTCCCGGCCATAGCCGAGTTCGGCGCTACGCCCGACCTGGACAAGATCATCGTGTGCTGCCAGCGGCACGATCCGAGCACCGGGAACGTCCGTGTCTACTGGCCCATCTACGCGACGCCGTATCCCTGATGGCCGGCGTTCGCATCAGCGGCACGGTGGTGATTCCCTCCTGCTCGCCGCCGTTCGGGATGCAGCGTCTCAGCGACGGCTCGTTCAACGTCTATCGCGCGTGCGTCGGGGACACCGCCGGGGACGCCACGCAATACAGCGACTTCGCCGACGGCGACACCGTCATCGGCAATATCCACAACGTTCGCCTGTCGCCGGACGGAGCCACGATCCTGTTCCAGCTCCTCTCCGAGGTCTCGGGTCTCGAGGAAATCTGGGTTGTCGACAATGTCCCCGGCTCGACGCCAACGCAGCTGCTCGCCGATGGCACGGACAGCTTCTACCACCCGTCGTGGGCGCCGGATAGTGACACCTTCGTGTACGTCCAAGCGGCCGGCGCGGGGCTTCCTACGGGAGGCGCAGTCAAGAAGGATGCGGTGTCCGCGATCGGGAGTCCCGCGACGCTGAAGACGGCGGCGGCGGGGTTCTCGGTGTATCGGCCCCAGTTCAACTTCGATGGCACGAAGGTCGCATACTGGTATCAGCAGAACGTCGGCTCGGGCGACGAGCTGCGCTGCATGAACGACGACGGCACCGGCGACGCGGCCGTTGACACTGGCGTCGGGAACTACGACAACAACAACCCGCAGCAGTTCGGATGGGCGCGCGGCTCGAACATGATCGCCTACGACGCCGGCGCCAACGCCTACGTGATCAACTCGGATGGGACGGGGCGGGTCGCGATCAACGCGAACGGCCCGGCCGCCGGAGCGAACTTCAACATCACGTCAGACTGCTGGGCGATGGACGACTCGTTCGTCGTCGTGACCGCCAACCTATTCGGCAGCCCGGAGCTGGTTCGTGCCGAGCTTGACGGCAGCAGCACGTCGCGGTTGAACACGTCGCACACGATGCCGAACCAGACGTGGATGCGCGGAGCGTTCATTTACAACAGCCGCGTCTGGTTCGCAGAAACGATCGGCGGAGGCGGAGAGATCCGCAAGGTCGCGAGCACGCTACAAGACGGCACCGACTACCGTGTTGATCTTGACGTGAGCCTGGACACGGTGTTGGCCGGGTTCTTCGGTGGCGACGGCTTCGTCTGGGACTGACGTCCGCACTAGCGACCCCGCGCGACGCTACCGTTTCGTGTCGTGACGCCTCCCGCAAAGCTCGACCGCAAGGCCCCGACGTCGTGGGAACACGTCGAGCGCTACCCGATGCTCGCGGGGGCGATCACGAAGCCCACGCCGGTCATCCTGGGGATCAACTGGTACTCCGCGTTCGACGAGCCCGTCTTCGAGGACGACGGCCGCTGGTGGATCCCCGACGGGAACCTCGGCTCGATCCGCGGCGGCCACTGCATCTGCGTCAAGTCGAAGCAGCCCGACCGGCTGGAGTGGTATCGCTTCTACGACCAGGGCAGCGAAGGAGCGTGCGTCGGCTTCGGGGTCAGCCGCGCCCAGACGATGCTGAACCGTGTCGAGTACGACGCGCTCGAGCTGTACCACGCCGCACAGCAGGTCGACGAGTGGCCCGGCGACGACTACGACGGGACGAGCGTCAACGCGGGGCTGAAGGTCGCGCGCGACCGCGGTCTGCGGCGGCAGGCGTCGGGCGTCGTCGCACCCGGGGACGGAATCGCCGCGTATCGCTGGGCAACGTCGGTCGACGAGATCCACGCGACGATCGGGCTCGACATCGCGGACACGCTCGGCGCCGTTCCGCTCGTCAACTCGTGGGGCACGTACTACCCGCACATCACCTGGCTGGCCGACGCCGTGCTCGAGCGCCTGCTGAGTGAGGACGGCGAAGCGGCCGTCGTCACCGACAGGTGAGCAACCTCCTCGTCCCACAGCTTGAGCCCTTCGAGGCGCTGCCGACCTGGCTTGAGGAGGGCGACGACAGCGTCCTCGCGGCGCTCCACGAGAACGTCTCCCTCGTTCCGCCGTCCGACCCGAAGCTGCTTGCCGCCTCGCGGGCACGGAGGCTCACGCCGACCGAGAAGAAACAGGTGCGCTCGCTGATGGCGAGCTACCTGCTGCGCGCGACGAGGACGAACGCGTCGAAGCACTACTCGCAGCGCAGGCCGATGACGCACCTGTTCCAGTCGCCCGACCAGGAATGGACAGCTGACTGCTCCGGCTACGTGACAGGCGCGTTCGCTTGGGCCGAGCGGTTCACGAAGTTCACGGTCGAGGATCCCAACGGGCTCGGCTACACCGGCTGGGGCTACACCGGCACCCTGCTCTCCCACAACTTCCGCCATCAGGTGCCCGAGGGCCGCAACTACTTCGTCGGCGACATCGCGCTGTTCGGGCCCGCGTCCCGGACAAAGCACACCGTCATCTGCCGGAAGGGCGGGAACGCCTCGACGTCCGTGTGGTCATCGCACGGCTCCGAGGCGGGCCCATACGATGTCCGCCTGCACTACCGGCCCGACTACCTGTGCGTCGTCCGCGCCTGGAGCCTGCTGTGAGCGCAAAAGGCCGCACCGACCTCGCGCTGATCTTCGCGTCTGAGCCGTACAAGGAATGGGCGGCGAAGAAGGTCAATCAGCCGGAGGCGAACAAGGTCGCTAAGGCGTTCGCGGGGCAGCCGCATACCAGGCCCTCGTCGAAGTA